CTGGTCCAGATGCGAAAAAGATGTTTACTGATAAAGTGGTACCCATCTCGGTTAATTATCCCTTCTTCTTCAAACCAATCCAGGACGGTATGGACAGGCCGAAGACGGAACTCGCCTATAGGGTCCCAGCCTCGAAACTTACCCGTAAAAAACTCGACGAAGGTATTGCTTCCGAAGAGAGGCAGGGTCTCGATACCACGATCGACTGGAAAAACACGGGTGATAACTCGTACGACGGGGAAAAATTAAAACTATTAATCCACGATGAAAGTGGTAAATGGGAAAGACCTACAAATATACTAAATAACTGGAGAGTTACAAAAACTTGTTTACGATTAGGTTCTAAGATCGTAGGTAAGTGTATGATGGGTTCAACATCAAATGCTTTAGACAAGGGTGGCTCTAATTTTAAAAAATTATACTATGCTTCAGATGTCAGGGAGAGAAACCGCAACGGACAGACTAGCTCAGGATTATATAGTTTGTTCATACCTATGGAATGGAATTACGAAGGATTCATCGACGCTTATGGAGTACCTGTATTCGATGCGCCAAGTGAGGAAACCTTTGATCCGAGTAATGAATTAATAAAGACAGGTGTTATACAGCATTGGGAAAACGAAGTTGAAGGTTTAAAGAACGACCAAGACGGTTTAAACGAATATTACAGACAATTTCCAAGAACTGAAAAACACGCCTTTAGAGATGAAGCTAAATTATCTCTATACAACCTAACTAAGATATACGAGCAAATAGATTATAACGAAGAGGTTAAAAACAAAAGTCTAGTAACTAGAGGTAGTTTTCACTGGAGAGGTGATGTTAAAGACACCTTAGTTGAGTTTAAGCCAAATAGCAATGGTAGGTTTTATGTTTCATGGGTTCCATCAGCCAACCTACAAAATAATGTTATAGTAAAAAACGGGCTTAAATACCCTGGCAACGAACATATAGGTGCCTTTGGGTGTGACAGTTACGATATATCAGGTACAGTTGATAAAAGAGGATCTAATGGAGCTTTACATGGTTTAACTAAGTTCAACATGGACAATGCTCCATCTAATATGTTTTTCCTAGAATATATAGCTAGACCTCAAACAGCTGAGATATTTTTTGAAGATGTACTTATGGCTTTGCATTTTTATGGTATGCCTATATTGGCTGAGAATAATAAACCCAGGTTGTTGTACTATTTGAAAAGAAGAGGTTATAGAAACTTCTCTATTAATAGACCTGATAAGTTATATAACAAACTTTCAGTCACTGAGAGAGAAATAGGAGGAATACCAAACTCTAGTGAAGACATAAAGCAAGCACATGCTGCATCTATAGAAACGTATATAGAGGACTATGTTGGTTTTACAGGTGAAGGTTATGGTCAAATGTATTTGCAGAGAACATTAGAAGACTGGGCTAGATTTAATATCAATAACAGAACAAAGCATGATGCTACTATAAGCTCTGGCCTTGCTGCGATGGCTTGCAATAAGAACAAGTACTCGCCAGCTTATAAAGTAGAAAAAAGAAAAGTTCAACTATCTTTCAACCGTTATGATAACAATGGAAATATTTCAAAAATAATAAAATAAATGATTTATACTAATACAAATAGCTCTTTCCCTAGTCAGGTAGTACCAGACGCAGAAAAGCAAACTTTAGAGTATGGTTATGCTGTCGGTAGAGCTATAGAGAATGAATGGTTTAAAGGAGATAGGGGTACTAATATAGGTGGTAGATTTGCTAGTAATTGGCAATATTTTCATAAGTTAAGATTATATGCTAGAGGAGAACAATCTGTGCAAAAGTACAAAGATGAGTTATCTATAAACGGTGACTTAAGCTACTTAAACCTAGACTGGAAACCAGTAGCTGTTTTATCTAAATTTGTTGACATTGTTGTTAATGGCATGACAGATAAAGGTTATGAAATAAAATCATTTGCATCAGATCCTTTTGCTGTAAAAGAACGAACACAACACGCTACTGATTTAGCTGAAGACGCTTTTTCGCAGAATTTAATACAAGAAGCTCAGCAAAACTTTGGCATAGATTTAAGTAGAACTAACACACCTAAGGATCAATTACCAAAAAGCAAAGAAGAGTTAGAGTTGCACATGCAACTTACTTACAAGCAGGCTATAGAAATAGCTGAAGAAGAACTTATAAATAACGTATTAGATTATAATAAATACGAAGAGATAAAGAAAAGAGTTGCGCAAGATTTAGTTGTTATAGGTATTGGTGCTAGTAAAACTAATTTTAACCTAGCTAATGGTGTTACTGTTGAATATGTAGATCCAGTAAACCTGGTACACTCTTACACAGAAGATCCAAACTTTGAAGATATATACTACATAGGCGAAGTCAAAAGCGTGCCTTTAGAAGAAATTAAAAAACAATTTCCAAGCCTAACAGACCAGGATCTTATAGAGATACAACAGTACCCTGGAGATTCTACTAGAAATAGAAATTACAATGCTCAAGACGGAAACTATGATAATGTTCAAGTGTTGTATTTTGAATATAAAACATACAGTAATCAAGTATTTAAAATAAAGCAAACTGATCAAGGTCTTGAAAAAGCTTTAGAGAAAGATGATACGTTTGACCCACCAGAGAGTGATAATTTTAATAGAGTTAGTAGGTCTATAGAGGTATTGTATAGTGGTGCTAAAATACTAGGTTATGATAAAATGCTAAAGTGGGAGCTAGCTGAGAACATGACCAGACCATTTAGTGATCAGACAAAAGTTAACATGAACTACACTATATCAGCACCTAGAATGTACAAAGGTAGAGTGGAAAGTATTGTTAGTAAGAGTATAGGCTTTGCTGATATGATACAGTTAACTCATTTAAAGATACAACAAGTGCTAGCTCGTATGGTACCAGATGGTGTGTTTGTGGATGTAGACGGTTTAGCTGAGGTTGATCTTGGTAATGGAACAAACTATAACGCTCAGGAAGCACTTAATATGTACTTCCAAACTGGTAGTATAGTAGGTAGATCACTTACTCAAGACGGAGACATCAATAGAGGTAAAGTACCGATACAAGAGCTACAAACATCGTCAGGTATAGGCAAGATACAAGCGCTTATACAAACTTATCAATACTATTTACAAATGATAAGAGATGTGACGGGTTTAAATGAAGCAAGAGATGGTAGTCAACCAACAAAAGATTCACTAGTTGGCTTACAAAAACTAGCAGCTGCAGCATCTAATACAGCTACTAAACATATACTACAGTCTTTAATGTATATAACGGTAAGAGTGTGTGAAAATATAAGTTTAAGAGCTGCGGATATGTTAAACTTTCCGTTAACAAAAAATGCTTTAATGAACTCTATAAGTAGTTTTAATGTAAACACGTTAGAGCAAATAGAAAAACTAAATATACATGAGTTTGGTATATTCTTAGACTTAGAACCTGACGAAGAGGAAAGACAGGTTCTTGAAAAAAACATACAGATAGCTTTACAATCTGGAGGTATTGATCTTGAAGACGTTATAGATCTAAGGCAAATATCTAACATTAAGTTAGCTAATCAAATGCTTAAGATAAAGCGTAAACAGAAAATAGAGGCTGATAAAAAAGCTCAAATGGAGAATATACAGGCGCAATCTCAAGCCAATGCTCAAGCGGCCGAAAAAGCAGCCATGTCTGAAGTGCAAAAGCAACAAGCGTTAGCTCAAACAACTCTTCAAATAGAACAGGGGAAATCTCAATTTGAAATGCAACGTATGCAGGCTGAGGCTCAGATTAAGAAAGAGTTAATGGCTGAAGAATTTAACTATAACGTTCAGTTAGCTAAAGCAAAAGCTGATGCTGAAAAAGGAAAAGAAAAAGATATAGAAGATCGTAAGGACGAAAGAACTAGAATACAAGCTACTCAGCAGTCAGAGCTTATAGCCCAACGTAAAAACGACGAGCTTCCAAAGAATTTTGAGTCTTCAGGTTTTGACTCACTAAGTGGTTTTGGATTAGAACAATTCTAACTTAGACAAAAAAACTTTATTAATTTTATATTATTATATTATGTCAGAACAAACAGTAAAACAAGAAGGTGAATTTAAAATAAAAAGAAAGACACCTAAAAAATTAGCTACACCAGAGAACAATGTCACTAAGGTTAGCATGAAAGAACCTTTGATTAATACAGAACCAGAGGTTACAAAAGTAGTTATAAAGGAAGATGATGCGCCAGCTATTGAAAAGCCAGTAGCTGAAGTTGTTGAAGATAATTCACCTATACAATTAATCGAAGAGATTGAAGAGGATGTTAAAGAAGAGGTTAAAGAGGTAGAAGCAGAATACAAAGAAGCTATTAGAGATGAAAAAGTAATTGGTAAATCTTTACCAGAAAATATAGAAAAGCTAGTTTCTTTCATGGAAGAGACTGGTGGTAATATAAGTGACTATGTGAGGCTTAATGCTGATTACTCTAATGTAGATAACGAAACATTACTAAAAGAATATTATAAACAAACGAAACCTTATTTAGAAGGTGAAGATATAAGTCTAATGCTAGAAGATTTTTCCTATGATGAAGATATTGACGAGCAAAGAGACATACGCAAGAAGAAGCTTGCGTTTAAAGAAGAAGTTGCAAAAGCTAGAAACTTTTTAGAGGAAACTAAGAGTAAATACTACGACGAGATCAAGTTGAGACCAGGCGTAACTCAAGACCAACAAAAAGCAACTGACTTTTTTAACAGATATAACGAAGAGCAAAAGG